CTGGGTTTAACATCACCCGCAATCTAGCTGCCCAGGGCAATCCTGAGCTTGCTGCTGGCACTGGCATTTTGGGTGCCGCAGCGCAGCGCGGCTTCCAGGCTAGTAACTACGCATCAACCCCTATTCAGCAAACAGCATTCGGGCAAGAGCAGGCGAATCAGTATATGTCGCCCTATACGCAGAATGTGATTGAGCGTCAGCGTCAGGCTGAGATCCGTAACTTTGACGAGGGTCGCCCCTCTCGGGAAACTCAGGCGATCAAGTCTGGTGGGTTTGGTGGCTACCGTCAGGCGATTCAGGAAGGTGTAGCGCAACGTGGGTTGCAGAATCGCCTTGCTGACATTGAAGCCATGGGCCAGCAGAAAGCTTATGAAAGCGCACAGGGGCAGTTTGAGCGGGATCGTGCAGCTTCTATGACCGCTCAGGCTCACACCGAACCGCAGCGCCTCGCTGGTCAGCAATACGGTCTAGCTGGCGCGGGCCTTGGGTTACAGGCTGGCACTGGCTTGGGGCAGCTTGGTGCCATGCGTCAGGGTCTTACCCTGCAACAGGCTCAGGCGTTGCAACAACAGGGCGGTGTGCAGCAGGGTCAGGAGCAGAAGGGTCTTGATATTGGGTATCAGGACTTCTTGAACCAGCGTGATTTTGACAAGCAGCAGCTTAACTTTATGTCGAGCATTCTGCGCGGTATTCCGGTTCAACCTCAGACGGTCCAAAACCAATACGCAAACCCCAATCCGTTTGCTCAGTTTGCTGGTCTCGGCATTGCTGGCCTTGGCTTGATGCGCTGATAGGATTTAGACATGAACCTCCTCAAGATCCAAGACGCCCTCAAGAACGCATCAGACGATCAACTCATGCAGTTGATGCAGGCACCTGATAGCTCTGCGCCTTCATACTTGGTTCTATCTGAGATCCGCCGCCGCAAGGATATGCGAGCGCAGCAACCTCAAGAACCTCAAGGCACAGTGGCTGAGGATCTGGCCAGCGTTCCACAGACCTACGATCAAGCTGGTATTCGATCCCTCCGCACCCCTGGTTATGAGGAAGAGGAACGCGCTTCACCCGATGACATGCAGGAGATGCGTGAGGGTGGCGTGGTGCGTATGCAGGCGGGAGGTCTTCCTCCTCGGCTGGAAGATTTTTATACTGGGCGTCCCCTGTATGACATGAGCGAAGCTGACTTGGGTGATTATATTGGCTTTGGCAGAATGGGGATCCGAAACCGCCGCGCTGATCAAGCATTAGGTGGAATGTCACAAGAACAACGTGATATTTTAGCTAGTGAATCACGGCTTGAACTTGCGCGCCGTCAACCCGCATCTCGGAATTATGCGGCGATGGGGCCAGAGCCAGAAATGACTGAAGCTGAAATGTCGCTTCAGCCAGCTCTTCCCCCAAGACCTTCTGACCCAGCCCCTTTTGGGGAACAAAATCGAGGGCTGGCTGGCGCAATACCACCAGATCCAACAAATCCAAATTACAATCAACCATCAAGCATCACTCCACCCGCGTCAACACAGCAGGGCGGTCCCGCTGGGGGTGGCGGTGCCGCTGGCCCTCGCGGGGGTGGCGCTGGCGCTGGTGGCGGTAGCTTTGAAGATGGTGTGCTTGGCGGTATGCGCCGCCTTGAATCTGCTTTCCCCAACAACCTTGCCGCACTTCGTGCTGAGCTTGAGAAGGGTAGGACAAACCCTCAAGAGCGGAGGCGTGAAGCTCAGAACCTTGCCTTAGTGGAAGCTGGTCTTCGCATGGCTGCTTCAAGGAACCCAAGCTTCCTTGGTTCTATTGGTGAGGGTGCCACGCCTGCTGTTCAGTCCTATGCTCAGCAGCTTGGTCAGATCCGTCAGGATGAACGTCAAGATATCCGCGACAAGTTCTCCCTGGAACAGGCCAACCTCCAGCGCATGTATGCGCTTGGCCAGATTAGTGCTGCTGAATACCGCTCTCGTGTTGCTGAAGCTGGTGCAAACGCCCGCTCGAATGCGATGTTGGCAAGCCAAGAAGCTCGTGACAGAGCGCAAGCGGCGGCTCTTGAGTCTCGTGAGCGCATTGCCGGGACAAATGCTGAAGCCGCTGCGAACAGGGCAAACCTGACAGCATACAGGTCTGCTCTTTCCGCTGATGGAGAAATCAAAGCGATTGGCGAACAAATTGGTCTGGCTCAGTCACAAATTGCCAGTGTACCAGAGGCGCAGCGCGGTCCTATTGCCGCTAGGGTGCAGCAGCTTGTAGCTGCCAGGACTGCGCGGGAAAGGCAGATTGCTGGTATGTTTGGGATAAATGATCCGCTCGGCCTCCGCTGACCAGGGGAATTAATATGCCTACCATTCAAGAAGTTCGTCAGGTATTTCCTCAATACGATGATCTCTCTGATGAACAACTTCTTACTGGTATTCATAAGAAGTTTTATTCTGATATCCCTGTCGAAGACTTTATGTCTCGGTTTTCTTCGGCACCTCAGCAGCCAGCACAACCACCTCAAGGAGGGAGTGCGCTTGGCACTGCGCTTGGTTCAGTTGTTTCTGGTGGCGGCAGTTTACTTTCTACTGTCGGCTCTTTGGGTGGCATGGTTCTTCCTGGCGTTGGGTATGACAATGCTCTCACTCGCGCTGGGCGTGGTGTTCAGGAATACGGCGAAAGCCTTATGTCCGAGGAGATGCGCGCCAAGCGCGCGGCATTATCAGCGGCAGTAAAGCAAGCTGAAGATCAGGGGTTGGCTGCTGAAGCATCTGCCGCCCTGAGAACCCTGGCACAGAACCCAAGCCTTATTGGGTCCATGCTGCTTGAGCAGATCCCAATGTTTATTGCCACCGGGGGTGTGGGCCGGGCGGCTATGGGTGCTGTTCAGCTTGGCACCCGAGGGGCTGCGACAGCGGCTGAGAGGGCTGCTGCGGCACAGCTTGCTGGTAGGGTAGGCACTGGCACTGCAATCGGTACAGGCGCCGCTCTACAGGGTGGTGAAGTGGCGGGTCAGGCATATCAGGACATCATGTCCTTGCCTGATGCAACGCTGGCAAACAGCCCTGCGTATCAGGCCCTGACACAAAGGATGTCTGCGGAGGAAGCTCGCAGGACGCTGGCTGAAGAAGCCGCTCAGCAGGCTGGCCTTATGGGTGCCGGGATCTCTGGCGCCGCTGCCGCTGTTCTGCCGGGTGCTGAAAAGGCATTGTTCAGCAAGCAGCTTTCTGAACGGGTTGTTCGCCGGATTCTGACGGGTGCCGCTGGTGAAGGCGCGCAGGAAGCGGTTGAAGAAGGTGGCGGTCAGATTGCTCAGAACATCGCGGCTCGCCGCGCTGATACTGAACGTGACTTGACCCGTGGCGCTGCTGGTGCGGCTGCTATTGGCGGCACCCTCGGTGCTATCATGGGTGGTGGTATTGCTGGTGTAAGGGGGCCAACGCCCCCTCCGGCAGAACCTCGTTCACCAATCACACAGCAATTAATCAATGATTATGTTGCTGGCAGGGATCTCCCGCCTGAAGCTATTGCCGCTGCCGAGAATGCGATTGCTTCAGGGGAAACCCCTGCTCCTCCTGCGGAGCCAACCACACAAGCTGCGGCTCCTGCTCCTCCCCCTGCTGAAGCCGCCGCCCAACCGCCCGTCACTGAAGCTGCCGCTCAACCACCTGTCACTGAAGCCGCTGCCGAACCAACCACGCAGCCTGCTGTTACGCAGCCCGTAACACCTGTTGAGCAGCCCTCCGCTGAGGCTGCTGTTCCAGATCAGCCGACTCCACAATCCCTGAGTAGAGATCAGGAATTACTTGAAGCGGCTGGCCTTGATGAAAATGGCGATCCTAATTCCGAGCGCATCAATGCCGTAAGGGCTGAGCTTAATATTCCGGGAGTGCCGTGGAAGGATCTCCCTCGCGAAGATCAGGAGCGTGTTCTTGAGCGGCTGCGTCAACAAGATCTATCGGCACGGGATATTCCAGAGGTCGCTCAGCCAGCCACTGAAGCTGCTGCACCCGCTGGTGTTGATCCAAAGGAAGATCTGAGGAAGGCCAGGATTGCTGAGCGCCGGGCTGAGCGGATTATCAAGCAGACCGCCGATCCAAACAAAAAGGCCTTTGCTCAGGTTCAACTTGCACAGGCACAGGAAGCCCGTGCGAAGGCCGAGGAAGGCATCAAGGCGCAGGAGGCTGCTGCCACCAAGGAAGAGCAGGGACGGCTACGCACAGCCTTTAAACGGGCTGATGAGACCATCAACAAGCGGCTTGGCGAACTTGAGAAGATGGGAACCCAAGGCAAGGAAGTTGCCGATGGTGTTCGCCGCGCTTTGAATAACCGTGCGCTTGATTCTCAGCAGCTTCTTGGCGCCTTCATTGGCGCGGATGTTTTGGTCAAGCAGCTTCCTGGCAAAGCCAATCACAGGATTGAGTTTGTTGAGAGGCTTCTTCCCACTGAAGAAGAGGCCAAGGCTGTTGAAGCCAGCGGCGGTACGCTTGGTGCCGAGGTTCAGGGTCGCAGAGATGCAGCCAAGGCTCTGATTGAACTCTCCCTATCGAAGAGGTTCCTTGATCCTGGGTACGTCCTGCTGCGTGAGACTGCGGCACATGAAGCGTTTCATGTTCTTCAGGATTACTACAAGAAGTTTGACAAGGGATTTGCTGAGGCACTTGATAATGCCTTCGCCAAGGGATCTGATCTCAAAGATGGCAAGGCAATGTTTGCCGACATCATCAAGGATAAATCCCTCAAGAATAAACTTCAGCGCTTGAGAAGCGCTGCTGGCAACATGTCGTACTTCGATCTGTTGGTCAGGGATTTGAAAAGTCCAATCACGCCACGCGAAGCTCAGGCTTATGTTTATGGCGCGTTGGTGGATGCGTTGCGGCGCGGCAATCAGATTACCGGGGTTAAGCCTGGGTTCAGCAGGTTCATCAACTTCCTTCGTGACTTCTTCTCCCGCATGGGGAACGCACTGAGTGGTCTTGGCTACGGGACTACCAGTGAGTTGTTGACCCGTGAAGCTGGAAGGGGTGGAGCTAGGTTCACTGAGGAACTTGCGCGTCCCGCACAGGCACAGGCTGAGATGTCTGCGGCACCAAGGGGCGTTGAGATCACCCCGCAAAACACCAAGGCTCTGATCAATGAGCTTGCTGCTGCGGCTCCTGACATTGAGTTCTCTGCGCGCGAAGGGGTTTCCCTAAAGCCCGGCAACCCAGATGTGGTTGAGGCAGGTAACAACACTCAAATGTTTTGGGACATTGAAGGTGGCGGCATCATCTTCATGAACGCTTATAGGCAGGGTGATGTTTTTGAAATTGATGCTATTGCCCCAGAAGACATTAAGAAAAATCCAAAGCTCAAGACCATTCCAACGGGTTCTTATGGGCCGTTTGGTCTGAGGGTTCCTTTGGGCATTACAGGAACTCGCAAACTAATTGATGATATCACTAATTATTTAAAAACTCGGTTCCCTGAAATAAGGTACGTCGAGGGGTATCGAATTACTGGAACCAGACAGGGCCTCCCCCCAGAAAGACAATTTGTCAGAAAGGATATCTATCGTCAAAAGCCAGAGGTGGAGTTTGCTGCTCGCAGTGTTGGCATGACCACGCCTGACTTCGTTGATTGGTTTGGTGAAAGTAAAGTTTCGGATAGGAATGGCAATCCTATTCCTGCCTATACTGGAAGCGTGAACCAGTTCAATGCTTTTGATTTGAATGCCGCAAGCCCAGACAGCCTATATGGGCGTGGGTTCTGGTTTTCTACAAATCCAGAAATGGCTGGTGGTGTGCCAAGAAATGTTTCTTCTTTGGAAGAAGCATACACACAAGGTGAAAAGGCTCAAGCTGGGTATGCTTTTCAAGGCAGAAAACTCACCATCAACCCACCATCAGAAGACAAAATGGATGCAGTAAAAGAATTACTCACCGACAGATATGTTCTTGGTAAGCCTGAGTTACAAAAACTCAAGGCAGCAGCCTCCTTGGGAGCCAATGAATTTGCAAAAGAGTTCAACAAGGTTGCATCTGCGGCGCCAAGATACTCACGTCAACGAGATCAGCTAATTAACTTTGTTAGCGATTTAGATCTTAACTCTGATATGGCTGGCGCAGCCACAGTTTATCCTGCGTACCTTTCAATTCAGAATCCGTTTGATATGTCTGAAACTTTTACGCACCCAAACTTTGATGGGAAAATATTGCGCTATTCGTTCATGGATGAGAACGGAAAGATGCTCAATCAAAGTGTGGTTGATAATATTTGGAAACATTGGATATCAATGTTTTCAACAAAGCCAGATTTTGATGTAAAAAAATACAGCGAAATCTTTTGGCAAGACATGAAGCGTGAGTTTCAGTCGCCAAGTGTTGCTTATAGAAGCAAAGAAACGATATCTAATGAAGACTTGTATAACTTTATGGTTAGTTCTGCTGACTATGAAAATCAAAGAAATGGCACGAACATTCCACCAAAAGACATGGTCAACGAGGCTCTTCGTTACCGTGGGTATGACGGGATAAAATCAACATCAACAGACATACCAAGCGAAAGGTCTCTTCCAACAGGGGAAAGAACCAAAACTCCATCTGATGTTTGGGTTGCTTTTGATCCAACTCAGATTAAATCTATCTTCAATAAGTTTGAGCAGGGTGTCGCAACTCAACCTGAGTTTGCTGCGCGTCAATCACCACTGCTGACAGATCCAAACTATTCCTTCTACATGGATGCACTGACTGCTCAGCCTATTACTCGGTCTGGTTTGTTTGGCGGTGTGTTCCGGCGCCTTGTCGGTGCCATGGATAACACCGCGCTTTACGGCACACCCAATACACCAGAGCGTTTGCGTGATGCTCTGGTTCGCACTTCGGTAAACCGCAATCATCCGATCTGGATGTTGCAGCAATTGGCTGAACGTATGGGTGTTCTCAACGGACGTGACATTGGCATTGCTGCTGAGTCAGCTCTGATGAACACGGGGCGTATGCAGCTTCTTACCCAGGTTGGTGGCCTGAAGTTTGACCCAACCACTGGCGACATTGACATCCGCAACGATGTTAAATCTCTTATGGAGATCTTTGAGGGTAAGGTTGACACCAAGAACCAAGATATCCTTCAGCGGTATCTTATTGCCCTGAGAGAGAAAGATCTGCGCGGTGTTGGTCGCACAGGCATGAGGTCGATCAAGGGTCAGCCATTCACTGATCAGATGATCAATGACATCATCCAGCAAACAGAACAGGCGCATCCTGAGTTTGTAGATGTTGCCAGAGACCTGAAGAAGTTCAGCGACTCACTGTTGGACTTCGCGGTTGATACCGGGATCATGACACGGGCGAAGGCGCAAGAGCTTGCGCTGATCTTCTACACACCGTTCTACCGTGAGATGGAAGCTGACAGCCAAAGCGATCCCAATCAGATCCTTGGTCCGAATGTCAACAATGTTCTCCGCAACACCACCAGCGCCTTGGATAAGAAGCTTGGTGGCGGGGATGGTAATGTTGGTGATCTGCTTGAGAACATCTTGCGGAATGCTGACAGTATTATCCGGGCTGGTCTGAAGAACCATGCAATCAAGATGACCGCTGAGGTTGCCCGCGATGTGGGCCTTGGTCAGGTTGTTCAGAGTGCCGCCGGAAACAACATCGTCACCTACCGTGTCAATGGAAATGAAGTTCATTTCCGGGTTGATGATCCCATCCTCTTCACCGCCATGGCCACAGCCCCGGCAAAGACCAGGGGTGCGCTTCATCAAGCCATGGCAAGGATGGCTTCGTTCTTCCGGGATATGATCACCCTTGCACCATCGTTCATGTGGGCCAACCTGTATCGCGGTAAGTTCCAGGCTTATGCCCAGGAAGGCGCATCCTTCAGCCCATTCACCACAATCAAGGGGATGAAGGACTTCCTCAAAGCCAACCCATCCTACCTAGCCTTCACGGCACAGACCGGGTTTGGTGGCTACACCCTTGGTATGGGTGAGCGGAACATCGCCGCGAAGATGAAGAAGCAACTCGATGATCGTGGGATCTTTGGGGAGCTTATGCGTGGCAACCTCCTAGCACCCTTTAGCAAGGCCATAGACGGGCTTTCCCAGATCAGTGAAGCCACAGAGCTTGCTGAACGCCTAGCCCTGTATGAGCGGCTTAAAGGCCAGGGAATGACCGATAAGCAAGCGGCCTTCCAGGCTTACATGTTGGCACCATTCTCTCGCCAGGGTTCTGGTCAGGGTGTGTTTGGCAATGTGGTGCAGAGCCTGATCCCGTTGGTGCCATTCCTCAACGCCAAGATCCAAGGTCTGTATCGGCTTGTGGAAAATGAGAAGGGCAACAAGACCATCCTCAAGATACCGCAGCAAATCTTCCTGCGTAGTATGGTTATCACCGCATTTTCTACGGCAATGTATGGCTTGGCTTTGTCGGGCGGCAATGAAGACGAGCTTGATAACCTTACCGTTGACGATATCATCCGGTATGATTGGTTGTTCCTTGGGGAGGGGAGAAAGATTGCTCTGCCCCGTAACTTTGAAATCGGATCTTTCTTTGGTGCCGTGCCGATCCTTGCAATGGAAGCATACCGCAAGGGCAACACCGATGATCTGACCAAGGCTGCGGTTTCGATTGGCACATCCACTCTGTTCTTCAATCCAATCCCACAAGCGGTGCTGCCTATCCTGTCGGCTGTAACCAACTATGACTTCTTCCGTGGGCGGGAGCTTGAGAACTACGCAATGCGGAACCTTCCAACCGAGGACAGGGTGGACAGGTCAACCACAACTGCGGCTAGGTTGGCATCTGCTGCCACAGGTAACCTTGTCAGCCCCATCAAGATGCAGGCAGTGCTTAATGGTTACCTTGGGAGTATCGGTTCTGGATTGATGTCCGGGTTTGACTCTATCGTTTTGGCAAACCTCGATGTGATTCCAGGCAAACCCGCTGGTCCGTTTGGCAGTCCGTCAGATATCCCGGCAATCCTTGGTAATGCGTCAGGGCTTGGTAGGTTCTACCGCACCGATGAGACCAAGGTCTCAAGGTTCGTTGGGGATTTCTATACCCTCAAGGAACAGTCAAACCAGATCAAGAATGCAATCAATGAAGCCAACCTGCGTGGCGATTACAATCGCGCCATTGAATTGCAAACTGAGAAGGGTCAGCTTGCCATGATGAACCGGACGATTGCCCGGACATCAACACAGCTAAGTGAATTGAACCGTCAGATCCGGTCCATTGAAGCTGGCCCATTTGACTCGGAGACAAAGCTTGCGCTTATAGCTCCGCTTCGCCAGCAGCGTGATATGTTGGCGAAGCAGACTGTTCAACAAGCCAGAGCGGTAGGGGCAATTTAAGAATTGCCCACACCATTCATGTCAGCGAAGTGTTTCCACGCCACTTCGCTGGCACTCTTTTTGGTCATCTTGTAGGTCTCTTCCAGAACACCAAACGCATTATCAATGTTCTGTGCCACGTCCTTCGGGCCTGAACACACAAGGATCATTCCCCAGAAGGTGTTGCAAAGAACATTCATCATCTCGTGTGGTGTTGCTTTGTCTTCACCCACTAACTGAATGACGCAATGAAGAAGCGACTGAGACATTATGGCAATCTTCTTTGCCCGCTCATCTGAGATTTCTTCTTCATTTTCCATTGGATACTTCCTCAAGGATTGAGGCGTATCCTGCGATATCAATGTGACTATCCTGATGACCGGGTGAGTGCATAAGCCTTGCGATCTTCAGCAGCAGCATCATCATGGCTACATCGTATGCGTGGATCTCCTGGCACTCAGACAATACGTTATTGCCTGCCCGCGTTTCCTTGAGCCACATGTTCCACAGGTCAGCGATACGCCTGTGATTCACATACTTATCGCCATAGTCGGTAGCTCTCTGACCACCGACAAGCTCAGCCGCCTTGAGCAACATATCCCCTGCTTTCATGACACCCTCAGAATTGAAACGGTTTCATTCTCTTTGGATGTTGATGACACATAAGACTTCTTGCCCCACATGTGTGAAGCTGTTGATGTGACGGATGAATTGATTGACTTCAGATCAAACTTCCCGCGAGGGATGGATGCCTCATCGCCAATCTTCATTTCCATAAGAATGGGAGTGACGTAGTTCTTCAACTCCCTTGGACCGTACTTGTTTGGTCCTCTCCTTTTCTTCTCCTCCTTGGGCTGGGTCACATCCAATGAACCAACCTTTTCCCCATTGGTTCTGATGATTGCATACTGAAGACCCAAGCTCTCAAGGCGCCTCACGCAATCCAAAAGAACTCTCTCTTTAAGTTCAGACCAATCTGTCATTTTCCCCTCACAGCAATACACGAAGAAGTAAGCCAGCAACCACGCCGCCCAAGGCGCCAGCAAACATGATGATGATGATAGCGGCAACGAAGCCAGGGATATCCCGCTTCATTTTTTCACAAGCCTTCCCAGCATGATCTCCTGTGCCGGGCCAGGAAACGTGCTTTGAACCCCAAGCACATGATCAGGAAGCAATGCATCCAGCTTTTGCATTTCCTCCTGCGGGATATCAAACGTCCACTTGTCGCCAGTTCTTGTGGCGAATTGCTTCCAATCAGTTTCGTTGAAGTCCGAAACACTCTTGGCAATTAGCTTGATCATTTGCGGTACTCCGTTTTGATTGCCTTTGAAACTCTCCACAGTTGATGAGCAATCTCCCGGTTTATCTCTGCGACATCCGGGAAGTGATTGTTCAACCGTCTTGCCATGGAGAGAAACCTCCGAGCTTGCAGGATTTTCTCCCTGCGTTCGTCATAGGCTATGTCAGCCCAGCAGTCCAAGTTTTCCATGTAGTTCTCCTCCTCTTCTTCATCTGACATACTTTACACCGAATGTCAAATGTCATTGAGGAAACTGTTTTCAAACCTGTTCCTCAGTTCATGAAACAGTTCCCTGCCACGCCTGTCTGTCTTGAGGTCTGACCTACTCTCAATTGAGCAGTACGCCCTGACACCATCAGCGCAGGCATCTTCTGTCGCCATAATGGCAAGGCCCATCTTGTCCATCCATTTCTGGAACTTGGGGTTGCGGCACAGCATGGCTGCGCTCTGCACAGCCTTGTCCCCTTCCTCCATATCCCTGGGTTTAACGGGCCTGTCGTGGTCATCCAGCAGCACCATGGCGATCTGGTATCTCGCCCCCACGGGTTGAGACAGAAGGTCCACAGGCACGTCATTGGGCTGGATGGAGATGGTTATGTATGTCCCCTTCCCATCCTGCCGCATGGAGATCTTCTTACCCTCGAATCCCATGGCCATATCTCTGACACTCATGCTGCCATCCACCCTGGTAATGCCCGGCACCTCGGGCAAAGCTTTTGGAATTTGCTCAGCGGCTTGAACCCCTTGCGGCAACGAAGGCAAGGAGGACCGTCCTGCTCTTCAGCAACCCGGTCCCTCTTACGCATCTTTGACCAGAGTGATTCAGCCTGCCTCAAGGTGAGGTTTGTTTCGGATGCGATCATCTTCCATGTTGCACCCTGGTCTCTCCGCACCTTGAAGAGTGAGTAAAGATCTTCTTCCGTTTGCATGTCTTCCCCCATGCCCTTCACTTATTTCTTTTGAAGGCGAATAATCCTGTTCATAAGATGAAGATACTTATCATCATATGAGCGGATCAAAGGATAAATAGTTGCGTAAGAGCATCCAAGGTACTTGGCGATTTTGGATATTGACTTACCCTCATTACGCATCTTCACAACCTCAAGAAGCGCATCACCACTAATCAATCCCTCACCTGATGTGTGAGACACATACATCCCGCCACCCCTCTTACGTCCACGGGTTTCAGGTTTCGATTCAATCTTCTTCGCAGCTTTGGCTGCGGTGATAGGCTTGCTGTTAGGTTCCGGCACCTCATTCACCTGATGAACGAAGTTCAAGATCCTATCAGCAAGCCTAAAGGCTTCGCGATCAGTTTTCGCAAACGCCAACGCGACCTTGATAGCTTCAAACCTTTCCACTGTTTTCCCTTCCATTACATAATCCTCCAGATACGATAGCCGCCAATTTCGGGGGAGAACCGAAACTTCTTTCCAGTGCGCTTGCCTTCGCGGCTCAAGAATACATACAGGGTATTCTTGTTGACATGCCGCTCGACCTTCACGCTGTCGTCAACTTCCATCTTGGTCAGAGCATCCGCCACGTCACGTCCCACAACAGGGGGGCGACCACCACCACCTGAGCGAACACGCTTGGGAATGGGAATGCCCTTTTCAATCTGAACCATTTACTATCTCCGTTATAATTGCCGTGATTTTAGCATCACCTTTCTCCCTCCAAGATGTGCCGTGAAGCCCGATCTCCTGACCGGGCATCCACTTCAAACCGTCAGTGCGAGGCGGAAGATCCACCTCACGCTTTATGTTTGAGTAGATTGGGTTTGCCGCGATGACTCGCACCATTTGATTGGGTCCACACCCTTCAGATCCCACCATGTTTTCTCATCTCCATATCTATGCAGTTCTGAATGATGCTCGTGGCAGAGTGGTACCGCCCAGTTATCACCAGACTTCATGCCCATTGCTGAAGGCTCAGCGAACATGAGGTGATGTGCCTGGGCAAATCTCTTACAGATCAAGCAGCCATGTGTTCTCACCCACTGAAGATGGCTGCTCGATTTGATCCGCTTTGAACCGCCGGAGCTTTTCTTGCGGGACCATCCAGCACCATCCTCTTGCGTTGGTAAAACGGTAGGCGTCTTTCTTCCCTTCCCGCGCATAAATGCACCCCACAATGTTAAACTCGGGAGGATTGCAGGTGACGAGAACAATCTCCTGACCGTCCTTGTCCCTTTCGCTTATGACCAGCTTGCCATGGGGGAGTGTGGTTGAACGAACCTCGTATTGGTTCCCAACATCTGTCACACCCACACCACCAACACCTGACCAGTAAAGGTTCAATCCCTTTGCTGCTGCCATCTCAGCCATGGAGGACAGGAAATCTGTAGCTGCCCTGTCCTCTGGCTGATCCACGTTCACCTTTGGCTTGGCACCCCGTGCGAGAGCATTGGCATACCTGTCAGCCGCATGGTGACAGGCAACCCTAATCTCGTCAGGGGTGAGCCTCACCAACATCAGAACGGGGCGTCATCAAAGCTGCTGGATTCCTGCTTCTTTTCGTATGGCTTGTTGGCCAGGATCGAAAGGAAGGTCTTGCCAGCTTTGCTTGTCTTCTTCCAGCCAGCGATATCCATCTTAATGGATTGCCCCGACTTAGCTTGTTCAACCAGAACCTTCAGCACATCCATGCTGATCTCAAGACTACCCGTGTAATCGGGATGCTTGTCACTGGTCTTGCGGGTGTTGGTGAACAGCGCACCACTCGGAGGATAATCAGGCATTGGTTTAGTCCTTCAGTTCTTGGTTGCGGGTTTTAAAAGCTTCGACAACACGGCCATATGCAGCCTTGTCGCCAAGCTTGAGGGTGTCGAGGGCGTTTGAGTTTTCAGACCAGAACTTCTTTAAGTCTTTCCTGTTCTCTGCCATCTCAACACCAGGGGTCATGAGCCGTTCAATCGCCCCGTAATCAGGCTTTTCAAGCTTCACATCTTCCGGGTTGGTTGCATCAGCATCCTCTTCGCCCGTTGAGACCGCGAAGATCTGACGCATGAACACCTTGTCCACATAGGACATCGCAGACCCTACGGTCTGTGCGCCTTGGATTGGATGCACCATAGCGATGCGGGAGAACTCATACGCCACGGCACCACTCTCGTGGTACATCGTTATGGTGTAAGTTGCATCCAGCACTCCGGTCTTGCCGATGTTTGGATTGAGGGTGCTTTTGACCTCAGAGATGGTCCAGAACAAACCATTCTTTGCGGCGGCACTGGCGACAACTTCATAGTACTTATCAATGCTGACGTACTTATAGTTGCCGTGTGGATTGACGGCAGCTTTACCAAGGGTGCCGACATCCTTTCGGGTCTTGATGACCGCTGCTGTAATGACTGCCAAAGGCAGTGGTGACTCACTCATTGTTTTCCTCTTTCAGTTTCTTGAACTGCTCACACCATTGTGAGATGGGGCAGAAGCTTTCGCACCGGGTGTTGGTGCCGGGCCTGATCTCGATCTCTGCTTTGTTCTCCTTCGCGTATGCTTCGGCTTCAGCCTTCTCGTTGCTTTCAAAAAGCTTGAGAGCTTTCTTCCTGCCTTCCTTGACCACGGCGATCTTGCCGGGCCGATACCAACGCTCATCGTCGGTGCATTCTGGGAGGCTTTCTCCCCACTCGTGACGGGCTTCTGCGTCTTGGTGCAGGGCTACCCTACCAGAGATATACTGGAGCCGCTCAGCGGCGCTCCAAAGCCGTTGTGGTATCCTTGTGATGGGTGCCAGGGGATAACCTTCCTTCACTCCGGCTTCGTGCCTGTTCCAATCCCGGCACACCCCGATGATCTCAAGGCTCTTCACAGTGTAGTTCTTGGTGGCTTCAACCAAATGGGCGTAGCAGTTTAGCTGCCGCTCCCATTCGATCTTGGCATTCATGATTGCCCAGGCCGAGGTCATCTTGTAGTCGCTGATCCCGACTTCGATGTACCCAAGCTCGTTGGTGTTGAGGATCTGAAGATCCACCCCACCCGAGATGACCCATCCATTAACGGTCAGGAACACACGCTCTTCGCTCAGGTGTTCAGAGTCAGCACCCTGCTCCACAACATGGTGCAGGGCTTGGCCGATCAGCGGCCAGACCATCTCGCTGACATCCACCTCGATCTCATCATCATGCTTCTCGCGAAGCAGCCTGACCCGAGGGGAGTCAATCAATTGGGTGACCGAGATCCGAGACTTGCCACGGGAGTAACGGTCTCGGCGGGCAAGATTGTAAAGGGTCTGCGGCAACCCGAGCTTGTTTGTTATCTTCATTGTCACCTTCTGTCATGCCTAAAAAGAAAAGTCAACTGGCTTCTTTGTGTAGTATATCTAACAAAACAATGGTAAGGTTCTTGGCCTATATGTTGAGGGTGTATGAATGGATAGATACTTAATCGTGTATGGTGAGCCAGCCAGCAAGGCGAACAGCCGCCGCTTAATCACAGTGGGTGGCAAGCCCAGGTTTATCAAATCTTCCAAGGCCTTGGGCTATGCTGAGGACTTTAAGCGTCAGGTGCCGCGCGTCGAACCCCTGCTTGAGGGGGAGCTTCGTGTTGACATGTGGATCTATTACGCCAGCCAGCGGCCTGATCTGGATGAAAGCCTGATCCTCGATCTGCTTCAGGAAAAGATATACCTCAATGACCGTCAGGTCAGGGAGCGGCACATCCACCACTTCATCGACAAGGATAATCCCAGGGTGGAGATCTTGGTTCAGCCACGCGACAGCACGTTTGCTGAGGAAGCCGCCAAGTTTTTCAGGGAGAAGTTTAAATCAGAGGTCACGCTTTCCTCTGAAGGTTAGGGATTACGAGGCGGGGGAGACACCTACCCTAACTGCTGAGTATGTTAGATCATATCCCCTATGTTGGTGTCAACCCTTATCTGCGAAAAGGAAGGCGAGAAAGTTCGTCAACCAGCAGGTACGCTTCATGCGTCCAGATTTGTTTGAACGCATTGTCATAGGCATATCGCTCACCCACAGAAGCATCGAAGTTCTCAGGGCTTGCCGGGGTGGAATGTCCGATGAACTTAAAACCATTGCACATGGTGATGATGCAGATGGTTGTGGTCCCATGACTCAGGTATTCCACCTTGGCAATCCGCTCTTCAATTGATTCCTTGGTGATCTTGGGTGCCGTCTTGGTAGCAACAATCTTCTGAGCTTCTTCAATGCTGATCATTACTCATGCCCCTTCAGAAGCTCTGCCAGCTTGGGTGGTTGCCAGCCTTCAGGCTTGAGGATCTTGCCGTCAGAGCGGCGGCGCACCATGCCTGTCTCAGGATCAATCTTCTCCATGTTGGAGCGGATCACCTCAGCCCAGCCCGATGCCATGGGGAAGCCAGCCGACAGGCCAGCACCGATGCACACCACCATCAGATCCAGCAGCGCATCAAACATCTCTGCCTTGTTGTCTTGTGCCACGGCATCGAAGAGTTCCGTTGCCTCCTCACGGATCAGCTTGAGGTAAAGCTCAAACTGCTGAGCGTTCCAGTAGCCTGTGCTTTGATCACAAGCCCGCATAAACTTTAACTGATCTACAAAGACATTCATGTCTATCTCCTATATATAATAATACTATATATCTAAAACATATAGCTTGCAATACTACTTACATAACTTATTATCCATTACTCTACCAATAGATATATTCTTCTGCGCCTTGATGTCTTGGTTCCTCCACGTCCAGCAGGCACCATCGTCATCCTGAAAGCACACCCACAATAGGTCCGATTCGGGACCGTAATCTATGAGCATGTGAGCTATGGCTTTCCCCTTCGGGGTGCCAACAGGAATTGGCGGGTTGAGTTGAATGATCATGTTTGTTTCTCCTCGGCACAACATATAGTTATAAAGAATGAAGATCATAACTACAACTTGTTTTGATTTAATTTGAGATAGGTTTCTTCTTTTCTCTTGAACAACTCATGCCTTTCAGGCATCATGTCCTGATGGGGATTGATACAGCTTACGTTGTGGCGAAAGCCACATCTGCTCAGGCCAGGACGTTATGTCCTGCGTGTGGTCCAATGCGGAAGAACAAGCATGACCGCACATTATCCATAACAAAATCCGATGATGTCAGTGTCATGTGGCAGTGCTGGCATTGCGGAGAAACGGGTAAGACCGTTGGGGAAAACAAACACATGTCTTTGGTGGCACCAATCAGAAA